CAGCAGTTTGCGCAGAACCGTGCGGCGATTGACCGCAGCTTGCGTAGACTAAGGGCAGCCTCTCCTGCACTTAACGATCCGAGCACGTATGCCTTGCTTCGCAATCAAATAATGGCGCAGGAGTTTGGCGATCCGCAGCGTGTGTTTGACCCAAAGACGGGGGAAGTTAATTCAACGACTGAAGAAGGCCAAAATTTCTTAAAAGCAGTTAACAAGCTTGCTGCAGGAGCCCCTACAGGTCAGGCCGTCAAGACAGACGCCACAGTAGGAACAGGTACAACAGACGTTGACCAAACCGACGGCAGCGTCATACGCGGCAGCGGCAGCAGCACCCAACCGGGTGGGTACGCGGCTGCAATAGAGCCCGACAGAATTACCTACGGCGGTTACGATGCTTTTGCCAAAGGAGGCTACGTAAAAAAGTTTGATGGGTCAGCAAGGGATGGGCTGGCTCGCTTTGCGGAAGGCGGTGCGGTCAGTGGTCGCAGGCCGTTGAGTCCGAATGATCCGTTGTATATCAGGCAGGATGCGTCCGTCAGTGCAGATGAGCTTCTTCGCCGGCAGCTGGAGGGAATCGACAATGCCCCAAGCGCGCGCACTCTTGAGCCAACTCCTGACGCTGCGGTAAGCGAAAGTCGCAGCATGCTGGACCGTCTGAAGGGTGCTGGCAGTGCGGTCAACCGAGCCTTCTACGAGAACATCTCCAAGCCTGCAGTTGGCGCGGCGGTTGACATGACCGTTGGCCTTGGTGACCTTGCACAGATGGGTGCCCGTTACTTGGGTGATCGAGCGGGTATGGACACTGGCGAGTTTACACCGGCAGCGCCGCGTGTGCGTGAAGCGCTTGGTGTTGAGGGTTACGACCCGTATGCGATTGGCAGCATAGCCACCCAGATTCTGCCGTTCGCCGCAGCGGGTCGAACCGCTGTGTCAGCACCAACGGCTGCCAGACAACTGGAAACCATGTTCCCAAACCTTGGTCGTGAGACTGGGGCGTATGCTGGCGGTGAAACTGCAGCCGCTACTGCGCGCGAGGTAATGCCGGGTTCAACAGCAGCTGAACTGTTGGCTGGTGTTGCTGGCAGCATCGGTGGCAGCAGCGCGCTGGACGCTCCTGCGATGAGCAGAATCGATGCACCTACTGGTGACGAGCCACCGGCAGGCAGTGCTGCGTTGATGTTGGATGAGGTGGATCAAGCGACTACGCCAGACGTCCGTCTAAGCAGAGCAGAGCTTGGTCGGGTGAATGCGAGTGTTGGATCGAATAGAAACAAGCAAAGGCTTATGAAAGAAGAAGCCCGCAGGATTAAGGGAAATTTCCTGCCAACAAACGGCTGGGAAGCAATTGAGTTTTCAGGAGTTAAGAAAGGCAAGCCTGAGTTCCAAAAAATAGCGTATGGATTCCAAAAACCTCCAGCCGGAATGGAAAAGGAAGCATGGGCAAATAGTCTTTCTGACAATTTAGTCAGAGAAGTGGACGGCGTAGTAGAGCGAGCCAGAGCTGGCGATCAGGCAGCTCTAGGTATACTTCAGCAGGCAAACTGGTATCGCGGGATGCGAGATCAGCTGCGCTCCGAGTTTGGAGGAATTGGCGATGTCTTTGCCGACGTGCTTGGGACAACAAGCGCACAGACGAATGTCGAGCAAAACTTCAACAATGCATCTGAAATATTGCGTCGATATAGCCGAGGTGAGTTTGATGCAGAGCTGCAGGCTTATGAAAACAGAATCAAACAAGGTCTTCCTGTTGATGGAAAGACCTTGACTGCGCTGCACAACGCCGGAGAATTTCCATTAATTACGAACTCAGCCGGAAAACTTTTTAACACTAACAGCCCGTCCTCTATGGGGGCGTTGCTGGACATGTTCAGATCAGTAAAGACTGGTAGCGCGCCAAAAACACCAAACTTTACTGGCAACCTTATTGGCCTTACCAATGAAGCAACAGTAGATGTATGGGCGGCGCGTATGCTTCGCAGACTTTCAGGACAGTCACGCATACCGCCTGTTGCTGAACAGGGGGTCACCGGAACCCATTTGGTCGGATCAAGTCTTGGAAACCCAAGAGTTGGTGGCGAGTTTGGCTTTGGTCAAGATGTTTTTAGAAGTGCTGCAAACCGGATTAATCAATCCGGCAACGTAAAGGATGTTGTCCCTGAAATGGGCTATCTTGGTCCGGACGACCTGCAAGCAGTTGCTTGGTTTATGGAGAAGGAAAGGTGGACAAACAACGGCTGGACAACAAAAGCCGGTGAAGGCGGATCTCTTGAGTACGAGATGTCCTTAGCCGGAAGTCCGGAGCAAGATCGTATTGACAGCTTGCGCCGAGAAATTAATGCAGGCTTCAAAGCCCCAAATAAAAGAAAAAAAGAAACAGATGTAGAGTATGCAGAGAGAGTAGCTCAAGCAAGGCGTGTGTATGACAACCGGCAGGAGCTGGCAGAAATAGAGCTCCAATCTCTTTCAGCTCCGCTTCAGCGTTATACAGTCGGAGTTTCTGGAGAGCGTCCTAATTTGCCGATGAGTAATTACGCTCAGGCAGAACTTGCCGCTGAGCTTGATGATGTGGTTCGTAATGACAAGTCTGTGCTTGGATACAATCTTGCCAACACCTACGGATCGTTCATGGGAAATACAGAAAGGGCTCTAAATGGTGAATTTGTTGTTCAGCAGGATTTTGATCCAGCGCCGTTGACCAGAAGGCTTATTGAGCAGGGTAAACTTTACGACCAAGACGCTGTGTTTATATCAAAATCGGTGCGAGAAGGTTCGCCTAATGCACGTCCCGGAGTTGAAATATTTTTCAAAAAACCAGCGACACCGGAACGGTTGGCTGAAATTACCGCCAGCTTACGTGAGCGTGGCATTGACGGCTTTACGTACATAACTGACATGCGGTTTGATGACAGAGTAAACCGTCAGGCCAGATCAGGTGCTCCAGAAACCGCATCGCTAACCGGGCTGCGCTTCCAATATGTGCCTGAGTTTGACGAAAATTTTGATCCCTCACGCGCAGATGAGATTTATAAAGAAAAAGAAGATTTGTTTGCCGAGGTTCTCGCAGATACAATGACAGATAATAATGTATCTGATGTAAGATATAACTTTTACGATACGCAAGTCTTTTTTAGGGATGGTTACGATGAGTACCTTACAAGAAATACTCCAGCGAGTGGAGGCCAAGCAGGGAGAGAAGTCTCCAGTGGCTCAGGCTCTGCGCAATCAAATCGCAGCAGAGAAGGGAAAGCAGAGCTTCCAGAACCTGTACGTGACCGGAGCGGTCAAGCGGCCCGCGCAAGCCCCCAAGAAGGCATAAGCAAAAAATCCAGCCGCCCAGTAAACGAACAACTCGGCATTGACCGCGCAAGAAGCATGGTCGAGAAATCTGGCTATCGATGGGATGATGTAAAGCAGATAACAAATAGCGACGAGTATATGAAATTCCAGCGTCGATACGGTCTTGCGTCATCCGTGTCCGAGCGCGATCAGCCAAGCGATGTGTTTGGCAGGGCAGGCGCGATCTTCTACGACGAAGAGACGGGCAAGCCCGTTGCATACGCCACAAGCAGTGCTGGTCGCACCAAACCGCCAGAAGGTTTCGCCAAAGGCGGCGCAGTCACCTCCTCGCGTCGTATGCTAGAGAACCTCATTGGAAAAAAGCCTGAAGGCCAGCGCGTTGATGCGACTGGCCTGCTTGGCTTTGCCAATGGCGGCGAGGCGGACGCGGAGCTACTGCGTCGGCAGTTAGAGAACATTGACAACACCCCAACGGCTCGAACCCCTGAAAGGGAGCCGACACCCGAGCAGACCGAGAGTCGCACGATGCTGGAGCGGCTGGGTCGCTTTGCATCATTGGACACTCCGCAGGAGATGGGTCTTGGCGAGACGGCGGCGGACATCGGCATGGGTTTTTTGCCGGTCGTCGGTACGGCGCAGGGTGCTCGGGACTTTGAGCGAGCGCGCAGAGACGAGGATAAGCTCGGCATGCTGCTCAGTGCTGCGAGTATGATCCCGGTGGCCGGAGGCGCTGTGCGCGCGGTTAGGTCTGCGGGTAAGGCGGCGGATGTTGTCGAAGAAGTACCCGGAGCAGCTCGTCAAATGTTAGACGAAATTGTTCCGCCAGCGACAACTGAACAAATAAAACAGGTAGAGGCTTCCGCGCCCACAGAAAAAAGCCCTGTTCCCTCATACTACATGGATGAGTGGACGCAAGAAACAGGGCTTTCTCCACAGGAAATTGAAAACTTTTGGAGACTTGGTGACAACCAGCGTGGTTTGCCGGAATATCTTATGGTGAAAGCGCAACGAGAGCTTGGTGGTGGGGTATTATTTCCTGCAATTGAGCACATTGGCGACCTGACCAACCGCATGACTCCAAAACATAGTTTAGGCTTTGCGTATGAGGAAACCCTCGGTAAAGCACAAAGGTATTTGCGAAGTTTAAAAAGCGGATACGGGTTTCGCAGAGAGTTTGAAGAAAATTTGCGCAATAATGCACAGTTTAACGGTGAGTCTCTTGAAGAACACAAATCAAAGGTTAACGCTGCACTGGATGCCTATGCTGACGCACATGAAAAACTTGTTACCTATAATCCTTTACAAACAATTGCTCGCGACGCAGCAGTCTCTCTTGGTCGTAGAGATTTTGAAAAAGCAGCAACACTTTTGCAAGATTTTGTTGATCGCATACCCACTAGAGAAGATTTTGTAGCTGAAATGCGAGTTACACCTCAATTTGAAGCAACAACGGAATCTCCCAGAGAGCTACGCAAAAAACTGCAGGCTCTCCAAGAGCAACGTATAGCGAGTTCTCAACGATAATCGCAGATATTTTTAGGATAAAAAATGCCCATAGACAAGGTAGTAAATCTAGCCCCAAGCACCGACCTGATCGCGCTTGATGCCGACGAAGGCCAAGAGATTGAGATCATTCTTGAGGATGATGGCAGCGCTGTTATTGAGATCGGCGGTGGCGATGAATACGATGATTTCTACGCTAACCTTGCCGAGGACATTGACCAGCAGGACCTTGGGCACATAGCCATCTCTCTGCAAGCCCTGTTCGATGCGGACAAGAGCTCACGCGGTCAGTGGGAAGAGATGTACGCCAAGGGTCTTGACCTGTTGGGTCTGCGGATGGAGGAGCGTACCCAGCCCTTCCGTGGAGCATCCGGCGTGGTGCATCCAATGTTGACCGAGGCCATCATTCAGTTCCAAGCGCAGTCGTTTAAGGAGCTGATGCCACCCAGCGGACCCGTGCGCACTCAGACTCTGGGCAAGGAAACGCTGGATAAGGTACAGCAGGCAGCCCGAGTTCAGGACTTTATGAACTACCAGATCACGGCGGTAATGAAAGAGTACACGCCGGAGTTCGACCAGCTGCTGTTTTACACAGGATACGGTGGATCCACCTTTAAAAAGGTGTACTTTGACGCGCAACTTGGCCGGATGGTGAGCCGGTTGGTGCTTCCGGACGATCTTTACATCCCCTACCACGGCTCTAGTGTCATTTCTGAGTGCCGACGCATCACGCACCGCATCGCGATGGACTCAAACGAGTTCAAAAAGCGTGTTTTTGCAGGCGAATACATTGATGTAGAGCTCTCGCCTGACGGCTCCAACAGCGGGCAGGACCAGATTGGCGCGACTATTGATCGAATTACGGGTGTGCAGGCCACTGGCGAGCCTGAAGAGATCACATTGTTGGAATTTCATGTCGATTTGGACATCCCCGGCTATGAAGATGTGGACGAGGACGGCGAACCTACTGGGATCAAGCTGCCATACGTTGTAACGGTAGACGAAATAAGCGCAAAAGTGGTCAGTGTGCGTCGAAACTGGGCAGAAGACGACCCGTTGAAGGTGCGAGTTGAGTATTTTGTGCATTACATGCTGGTCAGCGGTCTTGGAGCCTACGGTTTGGGCTTTGTTCACCTGATTGGTAACCTTGCCAAGACGTCAACAGCTGCACTTCGTCAGTTATTGGACGCTGGAACGCTGTCCAACCTGCCTGCGGGCTTTAAAGCCAAAGGCGCGCGCATCGCGGACGACGACAAGCCAATTCAACCGGGCGAATGGCGGGATATTGACGCAGGTGGCGCTGAATTAAGCTCCTCACTGCTGCCTTTACCCTATAAAGAACCCAGCCAGACACTGTTTGCGCTGTTGAGCTTTACTGTGGACGCCGGTAAGCGACTGGCGAGCATTGCAGACATGCAGGTAGGCGACGCCAACCAGCAGGCAGCCGTAGGCACCACGCTTGCGCTGCTTGAGCGTGGGTCGATGGTCATGTCAGCGATCCACAAGCGGCTCTACTACGCGCAGACACAAGAGTTCGAGATGCTGTTCCGTGGGTTTGGGGACTACTTACCCCCCGAGTATCCCTATGATGTCCCCGGCGCATCTCGTCTTATAAAAAAGAGTGACTTTGACAACAAGGTATCGGTTCTGCCAGTTGCAGACCCCAATATCTTCTCAGCTGCGCAGCGCATCACCTTGGCGCAGACACAGCTCCAGCTGGCGCAGAGCGCCCCGAACATGCACAACATGTACGAGGCGTACTACCGGGTATACCAAGCGATGAACGTGCGGGATATTGACGGCATTCTGAAGACCCAGACCAACCAGATGCCCAAGGACCCGGCAAGCGAGAACATCGATGCGATTGACGGCAAGCAGCTCAAGGCGTTTGCCGGCCAGCAGCACGATTCGCACATTGCATCGCACCTGATCATGGGTATGTCGCCGCTGGTGCAGGGTAATCCGTTGGCCGCTGTTGAGTTGCAGAAACACGTTATGGAGCACGTCAGGCTTAAGGCCGAGGAAGACGCTGCAGCAGAGCTGTTCCGTCAGTACGGCAGTGACCCAGACCGCATGGTCTCAGACATGCAGCGTGAGGCGATGATCTCCCTGAATGTTGCCCAGTACATGATGGATGTGAAGGCGATGCAGGGCCAGTTGTCTGGCGAGGGTGCAGGCCCCGACCCGATTGTCGCGCTCAAGGAGCAGGAGCTTCAAATGCGAGCCGCGAAGGATCAGGCGGACATACAAGTGAAGCAGCAGGGGCTGCAGAACGAGCAGATGCGCATACAGGAGAACTCTCAGGCCAACGATGAGCGTATTGCTTCGCAGGAGAAGATCGCTCAGGGGCGTTTTGAAGTTGCCAGAGAGCGCATTAACACGCCAAAACAAGGTCCGGGGGGTGCATGATGCCGTTAAGACAAGGAAAAAGCCAAAAAGTTATCAGTGACAACATAAAAACTGAAATTAAAGCGGGCAAGCCACAAAAGCAAGCCATTGCCATTGCTTTGAGCCAAGCGGGGAAAACTCGCAAAATGAAGGAGGGGGGTATCGTAAAACCAAAGATAATTAAACCAAGGATCGTTAAGAAAAAAGATGGCAATAGAGACGTAAAAATCTATTGATTTACGCCTTTCAGACGGTGGCGAAGACCTTCTGCTTACATGGAAATGACCATGCTTACTTTTGCTGAACATGTTTTAA